CGTCAATGACGAGCGAGGTTGTACCTGCAAATGCGACACTTTCGTGTACACCAGCAAGTTCAACTGCACCACCAGCAGGAATAGTAGCGATGGTCAATTGACCACCATTACCGATTGTTTGTAGATCTTCATAAGTAGCGGTGTATACATGTGTAAAACCTCTACCTGCTTCATTATTTGATAATTCTGACATATCTTAAATCTCCTTTATGTTAAGTGTTATTATGCAACTAATTAGTTGAAATACCCATGCGCAATAGGCGAGAGGCAAGCAAGTCCGGCTACGACATCAACAAAACCGCGTCTTCCACCACCTTGATTCTCAAGCTCAGTTACAGACTCAGCTTTCAAGGACATCATGGATACATACTCAGGATCAATTAAGAGACCTGCATTTGCGTCAACTGCGTCACTTCCGCTTGTTCTGTTGATGAACAAACTAGGCACTACTGCCACATTCCCAAAATCTCCCTCATAAATATTGACTGAAAGAGTTATCTTCTTGGATTCTGCGTCTTGGTTTACAACGTAAGTTCCGTTGGTAGCTGCAAGCTGACGAGAGAATCCAGAGATATCTTTCTTCAATGTTGGGCCTGCAAGTAATGTCAACTGTCCACCGGGCATTCCGTTTGCTTCGTACAAAGACTGAAGTACAGCATTGAACTCAGTTTCTGTTACTGGACTTCCACCTGTATCATTAGCAACATTCTGTGCAAAGGCAGGAACGTCGGAAGGTTGTCCACCCACTCCAAGCCACTTTAACATGCCTCGTGTTTTGTAAGGTGCGCCTGCTCCAGCGTCTGCTTGACGATCTTGTGCAGAACAAAATGCAGATTCTATTCCACGTTTTACGTTGCGTACGGCTTTAGACTCAGCGTTTGCAAATTCCGATGAAATTCCGGCAGTATTTACCATCTCTTGCAGATCCGACACCATGAATGTATCACGGAACTTTTGAATGTAATTTCCGATTCTTGCGCGGTCAGCAGACTGATTGGTAAAGCTCGAAACATCTTCTCCTTCTTCGATTCCAGAAAAATCGGGCGAGTTGAGGCGGTCAACCTGCATTTCAAAAAATGTCCCGGTTGCTTTTCCCTTTTTCATTAATGAAACGAAAGGGGTAGATTCTGGTTCTAGAACTGAAATAATATCAGTTAAATCTTCACGATTTCCGCTTGTATTGTACGTTGTACTCTTAGCCATTTTATATATTCTCCTATTTTTGTTTTAAATTTATGCGATTGCTCGCTTTAGTTTTATGTAATTTTGGTAGTCTGCTATGTTACCCGATTTCTCGAACTTGGCATGAGCTGCCTGTATAGCCTTCTTCTGTTTACTTCCCTCGGTTCTTGGTTTACTTGCACCTGCTTCTGCACTTGCGACAGGAGCAGTTGGTTTCTTCAATTTCTTGGGTTGACCTGCATTGGCTTGCTTTGCTTTGACTGCCTTTAATCCTTCCACCATAAGCCCAAGTGCAAAATTGCTATTGGGTAGGTGATCAACTAATGGTTTGTAAAGCGCACTTTGCTTTACCTGCATGAACACTTTGTAATCCTCACTCTCGCCATCACTAAGGAAGTCGAAAGTTTGGATTGCTTGTTGGTCGGATGCTTGACGTTCGTTTATCCAAGCTTCTCTTGCAGGAGCATCTTTGCGAAGGATCTTTTTTGCATTCGCTTTAATTCTCCTTAAGTCCGCTTTTGTGTAAGTCTTGTCGGCATCCTTAACCACATATTCATTACCATTGTCATCATACTCCACTTCGTTTTCCATACCTTCGTCTGCCCATTCGATAAGCGTGTTAAGGTTTTCAACTTCTTTAGTGAGTGCGTTGACATCATTGACATTGTGCAGGGCATTATCTTTTAGGAATGCAGGTTGTTCAGCAGGCACGGGTGCTTGCTCAACTTGTGCTTGGAGTTCTTGGTTCTCGGCAAGTAACGCTTTCTTCTGAGCGGTAAGTTTCCCAAACCGCTTGATTGCAGAAGCATTGAGATGCTTGGCAAGTTCCTTAGACTCCTCCTCAGATAATGAATCCAAATCCAGGTCTTTAAACTTTGAAAGAACATCTGAAGGTTGTACGGGCGGCTCAGTTGATTCCTCATCTGATTCTTCCGGCTCTTCAGCAGACTGATCCTCTAATTCCTCGTCCTCTGTAGATTGTGCAACAGGTTCGGATTCCTCTTCGGTTGTGGTTTCGGTCTCCTCGCCTTGGCGTTTCTGCATCAGAGATGATGCGAGTTCTGCCATTGTTAGGTTTCCTTCACCAGACGTTAAACTATCCACGGAGTTTTGTGAGGACTCTGAGTCAACCTCTTGAATTACTTCTTCCATAAGATCAAGGCATGAGTAGCCTAGTGTAGCAAAATGTAGTTCACTCTAGCAAAAATGGCAACAAAAAAGCCCCTGTGACCAAACCCCACGAAGGGTCACAGGGGCATATGATCTACCAACTACGAGCTAAAGTTTGTAAAATGTATCGAGTTCCTCATCAATCGCTTCAAGCTTTCCACTCATCATAAAGTGTCTATTTGTTGAGTCTATAATTGCCTTGGTTTGCAATTGGCAGATAACTTCTTCGCGCATTGCTTCACGCATTTGAATATACTTTTTAAAGTGTGGGTCATTTTTAAGTAACGCTAAAGCAGCAAGTGCTTCCTCTGGGTCAATTTCGTGGTATGTTTTTCTTTTACGGGCGCTCATCGTTTTTTACCTTTGTGTAATCCATGCTTGGAGTATTGTTTGCCTTTGCTTGTGGCTGCTCTTTTCTTCTTGTTCGCTGCTGCAAGTTTTGCTCTGCCTGCCTTTGTGCTTTTAAGTTTCTTTATTGTTCTTGCTGGGGCATAGACCTCACCTGTCTCAGATGATTTCTTACCAGATGCAGTACGCCACCCCTGTTTTGTCCATTTCTTGAGTGACTTCTGTGGCTTCCTTAATGGCATTATCTATATCCTCCACCCTTGGCTTTATATTCCTTGGCAAGCATTTGGGCTTTACGTCCAGACCATTGACCTGCTTTACCACCTTTAGATCCAGACTTAATCTTGCTAAATAGTCTCTTTCGCATAGTTGGCTTGGTATAGTTACCAGCCTCATTTACACGGGACTTGGCTTTCTTTTTAGCTACCATTTCTTACATGACCAATAGCCAGCAGTTAGTTTAGACTTTTTTTCATCGCATTTATGTCTCGCTCTGAAGGACTTACGTCTAGCCGGGATGTTCTTCTTAATGGACATCTTTGGATCGCCAAAGCGTACTAGTTTTACATCGTCTCCTTGCTTGGCAAGTACGGCAAACTTCTTGGACTTACCTGGTGTACGCTTTGGTTTATTGTAACCGCTAAATTTCTCTTTGCGGTAGGTAATCATTTTTTCTTACGACCACCACATTTCTTTTTAGTCATTTTCTTTTTAGGTCTTCCAACCTTACTTCCATAAGTTCCCTTACCATACGGCATAATCTTATCCTCCTGTTTGTGCTGCTCCTGTTGATCCAAATTGTGTGGGTGCTGCTCCCAACCTTCCAATCTCAGCGTTTTGTTTTTGCTGAACCTGCATTTGTCTTTGTTGCAGGTAGTTTTGAATACGCTCCTGTAGGGCAGGGTCTTGTTGTACCTTTTGTGCCACATCGGGTTGAGCTAACCATTGCTGGAATATCTGCAACTTCATCTCGTGGGCATCATTTGGTTTAACATTAGGTGGTACGCCAGCATAGATTTCTGCAATAGTCTGTCTCTCTTCATCCATTGCTTTCTGCGATGCGGTTTCTTTGGGAAGCATGATACTTTCCGCAGCACCCGGTAAAATCTGCCCAACTGCGATTTGTAATAAACGCTCGGTATCTAGAGTACCATTCTTGTCGAGTTGTGCGCCAAGTTGTGCGATTGCTTTTACACGCTCAAGCATTTGCTCTGGATCTTGTGTGGCAGCATCAAACTGCATGTAAAAATCAAATCTCTCACCAGGGTTTCCCTTGGCATACTTCTGCATGTCCTGCATTCCTGTGACACGGAAGTATTCTTGGTCTGGGCCATACTGCTGGTAAAGTGAGTACACTTGATCAAGCACATGTTTGAGGTGGTGAAATACTTTATCTATTACCTCCTGTTGTTTCATCTGTGCTTCCACAGGATCTACACCCGGTGCGTTTCTTCCAAAATATCGATTTGCTTGTTCTGCAATATATCTACGCAACTCAATGTTTACTGCTGATCCACGAGGTGTGTCTGCAAATCTATACTCTCCTGGCGTGCGATATGGAACACGTACACCTGGCCCCCACTTCGTGGGGGCTCTCCCCATTGGATGTTCCAAAGGTGGCAAAGTTGTCAACGATTGTGCATCAACCGCTGCATCTGTTTCTGCCTTGAGTACTTGCTGAAGGCTTTCGATAAGCTCTGGGTATGACCGAGACGAGTAAAGTTTCTTGCTTGTTTTCTCAAGGGTACTAACTACGAATGGATATTTCCCATGCGTGTAATCAAGTAATTGATGCTTGGCATAAAGATCAGGTAAGTTGGGTTGATAAATGGTACAGTAAATACCGGGTACATTATCCTCATCCAACAATCTTTGATAACAGTACACAATTCTAACCAAGCTATTATCATCCGTTCTTGTAAATTCATCATCATCTCGGATTTGGTAAAGAGTATCGTCTGCGTTTTCACCCTGACCTGCCACATCAATGGCAGCATTCACAAACTCTTCTGACCAATTTTCGGTACTAATTTTAGCCTTTAATTGTTCAGGTGTCATTGACACAACATGAAACATATATGGTGCTTCCTGTGGATCGATACAATAGCTTGGCCAGAATACATCCTCATCCGGCGCAAGTGCTTTGATCTTGGGTCTGCTTACAACTTGGCGAGTAACAGGTACTGTGGTTTCCCCATCCTTACGCATTTCCTTCAACATTGCCCGTGCCTTGGACTTGCTAATACTAAACTGCCCTTTGAGTGCCTCACTCAATTCCTCATCCATACTTCCGTCCTGTATAGCTCCAGCAATTTGTGGAAGGACTTGGGCAATCTCTTCTAGCTTAATGGTTTGTTGCTGCTTGAGTTCTTGGTTCTCGTACCAGCAATAATGTACCATCATACCTTTCTCAAAAAGATGATTTAATCCAAGTTCAATCTCAGGGTAGAACTCCTGCATCTTGGAATTAATTAACCAACGAAGGAACATACTTACCACATTTGCACGCTCCACATCACTTGATTCTGTGGGTGTGGCTACAATGTGCGCACGTCTGATCGCATTCATGCTCATTGCAACTCGGCAGGAGATTAACTCATCTGCCATACGGACTTCACTGTCACTTGCACCCTCCCAAGGAAATACCTCACCTGTTGAACTTTGTGAAGCGTGCTTCTTAAAGTCATCCGACTTGCCAGACCATAGACAATGACGGGTATCATAGTCTCGTTGTCTGCGGTCTAACCACTCACCTAAATCACTCTGTGTACGCTTGTAAGCTTCACTGAGATAAGCAATGTCAGGCTCTTTTGAGACATATAGTAATTCTGGATCGCTTGCACTGAGCATGTGTAGCATAAAACTACATTAGCACCCTTATGTAGTCAACTTAATATCCACCACCACCTGTGACTTGAATGTCACGATGGGTGATATGTTCCGCACCACTTACAAATAGGTAACGCAAGCAGTCAATTTGGTCAGAGAAGTAATCACTCTTACTCTCTCCTGCATATTCAAGCATGGAAGATATTGTATTCTCGCATTGATCGGAGAAGTAAAGCTTGGGGCAATTCTTGTCTGTCATGGGTTCTGTATCATCCCAGCTAAGTGCATCATTGATCTTGGCAATACCAGAGTCTATAGACACACCTGGTGCAGCACGGAATACAAATCCCATGTTACTCATTGTATTGATTATATTACTTTCTCCCTCTTTTGTACGCACTGTGGCTGCTCCCATTCGTGGGTCAACTATCCGCTCAAATATTTCCTCACCATCTTCCTGTGCTTCAAAATAGGATTGGTAGTCTGAGTACCCCCAACCCAGAGGACGTTGTCCAGGGCCAGGTTTACCCACTGCTTTACCAGCACCATTAATGTGTGGGATTGCCCATGCTCCCATCGTACTGTCTGGGAACTCACGATAGACATATATCTTACCATCCTTGGTTACACCTGCCCATAATCCAACCCAAGGTTTACTCCCACCCGGATCGCATATAAAGTAACGGGTTACATTTACAGTTGGGTCGAGGACAAAGGGTATCTTACTATGTTCAATTACATTGGTCTCACGCTGGAATTTTGGAAATTTTCCTTCAAAGCCTTTACTTGGTATGCCGAATAATCGTGCAAGCTTTACCTCCTGTGGTTGCTTGCTGTAAGTACGCACAAGTTCGTCTGCATCTACAAAAGGACTCATCTGACTCCAAAAATAATATATGCGACAGTCAGGCCAATTAGCAGACACTTGTTCAGTAGGCAGTTCCTTATCCATTAACGCAGAGTACTTTGACCTGACTGTCGTAGCTCCTTTCAGTAAACTATTAACTAATGGCGTGTATCCTTGCAGGGTCGTAAAGGTCAAAATCAAGCGACCATGATTATCTGTAAGTCTTGCCAATAGCGTGTTAAAAATATTCTCAGGAATTTCCTCATCTGCATGAATACAATGGGCTGCCCATCCCTCAAAGATTTGTGGGTCTGCCATG